CTCATTCACGGGTTTTTTTTCGTTATGGGCCAGATTTTCGACCTGTTCGGCGATCCTGTGCCGTCCAACTGGGGCGAGCGCGGTCGGCCGGAGCATGTGCCATCCCAGCAAAACCGGAATCGAGTCAGTCTGTTAGTGGCGCTCGGTTGGAGCAATGCGCGGATCGCCTCGGCGCTGTTCATCACGCAGCCGACGCTGCGGAAGCATTATTTTTCAGAGCTCAAATACCGCGAGGTCTCGCGCGATCGCCTGGTCGCGCAGGTCGGCGTCAAGCTGCTCGAGGGCGTCAACTCCGGCAACGTCGCGGCGATCCGGGAATTCCAGAAGTATCTCGAGCACAACGACCTGATGCAGTACGGCCAGACCAGCCGGCCGGCGCAGGCCGCGGACAAGCCGGCGCCCAAGCCGGCCAAGCTCGGCAAGAAAGAGGAAGCGCAGATCGCTGCGCACCAGCCGGACACCGGCACGCCGATGGGCGACCTGATGGCGCGGCGGCAGCAGGCGACGCATTAGCGTGTGGGATCTGTCCTGCGTTGATTGGCAGGATCGCCTGCGCGATGGCCGGTCGCTGATCCCGGATCTGCCGCTGTTCCAGGGCGAGGCGGATATGGCCGCCGCGTTCTATGACGAGATGCAGCTGCCGGATGTGCCTGGCGTGCCGAAGCTGCGGACCGCGTCGGGGCAATGGTTTCGCGACATCGTGCGGGCGGCGTTCGGATCCTGGGATCCGGTCAATCGCACCAGGATGATCCGCGACATCTTCGCGCTGGCGCCTAAGGGCTCGTCGAAAACGTCCTACAGCGCGGCGCTGATGCTGGTGTCGATGCTGATGAATTACCGGCCTCGCGCGACCGCGTTGTTTGTCGGGCCGACGCAAGCGATCTCGCTGCGCGCCTATGAGCAGGCGGTCGGCATGATCGAGGAGTCGCCGGATCTGCGCCGGCGGTTCAAGCCGCACGACCACGAAATGACGATCGAGGATCTCGTCACCAAGTCGGAGATCGCGGTCAAGACGTTCGACCTCAAGATCCTGACCGGCGCGATGGGTCTGATCTTCGTCCTGCTCGACGAGCTGCACCTGCTCGGCAAAAGCGTTCACACCGCGAAGGTGCTGCGCCAGATCCGCGGCGGCCTCGATAAGACTCCGGAAGGGCTTTTGATGATCACCACGACGCAAAGCGATGACATCCCGGCCGGCGCGTTTCGCAGCGAGCTCAAGATGGCGCGCAACATTCGCGATGGAAAATACAAAGGCCGTATCATCCGGCCGATGCTGCCTGTGCTCTATGAGTTTCCGCCTGACATCGCCGCCAAGCCAAAGGACGGTACGCCGCCGCTGTGGCAGGATCCGGAGACCTGGCCGATGGTGATGCCCAACCTCGGCAAGTCGATCCACCTGCCGGACCTGGTCGCCGATTGGAATACCGAGCGCGACAAGGGTCTCGATGCCATCAACGTCTGGGCCTCGCAGCATCTCAACATTGAGATCGGCGTCGGCATTTCCAACGATGGCTGGCGCGGCGCCGACTATTGGGAGGCCGCGGCCGACACGTCGCTGACGCTCGACAAGCTGCTCGAGCGGTCGGAGGTGGTGACGATCGGCATCGACGGCGGCGGCCTCGACGATCTGCTCGGCCTGGCCGTGATCGGCCGCGACAAGGTCAACCGCGATTGGCTGGTGTGGACTCACGCCTGGGCCGATCGCAGCGTGCTGGATCTGCGCAAAGACATCGCCTCGCACCTCGAGGATTTTGCCGCCGACGGCGAGCTGACGCTGTGCGACGTGCCGGAAGATGCCGAGCAGGTCGCAGCGGTCGTCAGGCAAGTGATGGATTCCGGACTGCTGCCGGCTGAAAATTCGATCGGGCTTGATCCTAACAACGTCGCGGCGCTGATCGAGGCGCTGCTCAATGTCGGCGTCGAGGACGCAATGATCAAGCGGCTGCTGCAGGGTCCGGCGCTGGCGCCGGCGGTCTACGGCCTGCCGCGCAAGCTCAAGGATGGCACGCTCTGGCATTCCGGCCAGACCATGATGGGTTGGGTTATGGGCAACGCCAAGGTCGAGGCGCGCGGCAATGCGCTGATGATCACCAAGCAGACCTCTGGCCGCGCGAAGATCGATCCGCTGATCGCGATCCTGCAGGCCGGGATCCTGATGAGCTGGAATCCGGAAGGCGTGCCGGATATCAGCGATTTCCTTTCCAACGCCGTGATGGCCTGACCGCTATGGGAATCTTGACCTGGTGGAAAAAGCCGGCGCTGAAAGTGCAGGATCCCGACAACTCGCGCCGCGGCAAGGGTGACACCTGGGCCGGACGCGATGTCGGGCCAGACGGCGCAATGCAGCTGGCGACCTATTGGTCCTGCGTGCGGCTGCACGGCGAAACCGTCGGCACGCTGCCGCTCGCCGTGTTCCAGCGCGAGAAGGATGGCAGCAAGGGGCCGGCTGGCGATCACTGGCTCTATGGCCTGCTGCACGACGCGCCAAACGCCGAGCAGACCGCGGCCGAGTTCATCGAGGGTATGGTGGTCTCGCTGTGCATTCACGGCAACGCCTATTCGCTCAAGGACAAGCGCAACGACGGATCGCTGATCTCGCTGACGCCGCTGTCGGCCGCGGCCGGCGACATGGATCGCAAGCGCGATGCCAACGGCGTGCTGCGTTATAGCTTCACGCATCGCGGCAAGCGTTACATCGGCCTGACCGAGGATGATATTTTCCACGTCCGCGGCTTTGGCGACGATGGCAACGGCGGCGGCCTGTCTGTCGTGCAGTTCGCCAGGCAATCGCTCGCCAGCGCCGAGGCGATCGCGGCGAGCTCCGGCGCCACGTTCCGCAACGGCATGAAAAGCTCGATCTTTTTTACCGCGCCGCCTGGCGTGAAAATGACGGATACGCAGCGCAAGGATTTTCGCGCCTCGTTCATCGATCCCTATGTCGGCGGCGAGGCCACCAATGCCGGCCTGCTCGAGCAGGGTTTCGACGTCAAGACGGTCAGCCTGCCGCCCAAGGATGCAGAGCTGCTGATGACCTGGCGGTTTAGCGTCGAGGAGATCTGCCGCTGGCTGCGCACGCCGCCGGTTCTGATCGGGCATTCCGCCGACGGTCAAACCATGTGGGGCTCCGGCGTCGAGCAGATCATGATCGGCTGGCTGACGCTCGGCCTGCGGCCTTACCTGACGAGGATCGAGCAGGCGATAAAAAAACGGATCCTGCGGCCTGCCGATCGCGCGCGCGGCGTGTTCGCCGAGTTCAACGTCGAGGGCCTGCTGCGCGCCGACAGCGCCGGCCGCGCCGCGCTGCTCTCCTCGCTCGGCCAGAACGGATACCTGACGCGCAACGAGGGGCGCGCGCTCGACAATCGGCCGCCGATGGATGGCGGCGACGTGCTGACCGTCCAATCGAACCTGGTGCCGTTGCATTTGCTCGGCACCGTCGCCGGCGCCGGCGGCTCCGGCAACAGCGAGCAGGTGCGCAACGCGCTGCGCGCCTGGCTCGCCGAGCAGGACCAGCAACAGCAACAGCAGCAGCAGGGATCCTCCAATGCTTAAATTCAAGAACGCTGGCGCCGCGATGCGCACCAAGGATTTTGCTTTCAAGGTCAAGGCCGCCGGCGACACCGGCGCGATCGAGGGCTATGCGAGCGTGTTCGGCGTTCGCGACAGTTACAACGAGGCGGTCATGCCTGGCGCGTTCGCCGACAGCCTGGCGCGTCACGTCCGCGAGGGCTCCTATCCCTTGATGCTCTGGCAGCACAATCCGGACGAGCCGATCGGCGTCTGGAACGAGCTCAACGATGACGGCAAGGGATTGTTTGCCAAGGGTCAGCTGCTGCAGGGCGTGCGCCGTGCCGACGAGGCGCTGATCATGCTCAAGGCCGGCGCGATCCAGGGCATGTCGATCGGTTACCGCGAGGTGGACGTCGAGCCGGCGGATTCCGGCGGCGGTCCGCGCAAGCTGTTGAAGCTCGACCTGCTCGAGGCGTCGATCGTTTCGTTTCCGGCAAATCGCCGCGCGCGCGTCGACAGCGTCAAGGGTGAAACCATGATGACGGATTTTGCGCGCCGGCTGCGCGACGGCGATCCGCCATCGATCAAGGAATTCGAGGACGTCCTGCGCGAGGCAGGCGTTCCCAAATCGCTCGCCGTGCAGATCGCCTCTGTCGGCTATGCGAAGGCCGTTCGGAGCGAGTCCGAAGGCGGCGAGGCGATCAAGCCATCCGTCGAGGCTGCGCTCGCAGCGTTGCGGTCCATCACCAACAAGTAGCAACAAAGAAGGACAACTGAAAATGAAGCGCAATTATATGCCCTGGGTAGGGTTCGCCGTGATGGTCGCGATCGCGATCGTCGCCGTGGTCGCGTTCGATTATTCCGCGGTAGCGCACGCCGACGGCCTGGCGTCGTTCATGGCCGACGCAGCGGGCCTTGCCACGCTCGAGAAAAGTGTCGGCGATCTCGCCGTGCAGCTCAAGACCGCGGCTGACGATGTGAAAAAGTCGGCCGAGGCCACGCAGACCGAGCTCAAGAATCTCGGCAAGACGACCGAGGAGACCAAAAAGTCGGCCGACGAGGCGCTGGTCAAGCACAACGAGATCGCGGCGCGCATGACCGAGCTCGAGCAGAAGATGACCCAGCTCAAGCAGGGCGGCGGTCCGGAGCGTGCCAAGTCGCTCGGCCAGATGGTCACCGAGGACGAGGCCGTCAAATCGTTCCTGGCCGGCAGCCGCAAGGGCCGTGTCTCGATGCACGTCAAGGCCATCATCTCGGCCGCGACGACCGTCGCCGACGGTTCGGCTGGCGACCTGATCGTGCCGCAGCGTGTGGCCGGCATCGTTGCCACGCCGCAGCGTCGCTTCACGATCCGCGATCTGCTGACGCCTGGCCGCACCGACAAGAACGCGATCCAGTACGTCAAGGAAACCGGGTTCACCAACAACGCCGCGACCGTGTCGGAGTTGACCGGCGCGCTCAAGCCGCAGTCGGATATCCAGTTCGATATCGTCACCTCGGCGGTCTCGACCATTGCCCATTGGGTGCTGGCGACCAAGCAGATCCTCGACGACGTGCCGCAGCTGCAGTCCTACATTGACGGCCGCCTGCGCTACGGCCTGCAGTTCGTCGAGGAAAACCAGCTCCTCAACGGCTCCGGCACCGGCACCGACCTCAACGGCATCTATACCCAGGCGACCGCATACTCGGCGCCGATCGTGCCGTCGGCTGCCGGCAACCTGACCAAGATCGACGTGATCCGTCTGGCGATCCTGCAGGCGTTCCTGGCTGAATATCCGGCCAACGGCATCGTCATGCATCCGTCGGATTGGGCCGACATCGAGCTGACCAAGACGGACGAGGGCGCGTATCTGTTCGCCAATCCGCAGGGCGGCACCGAGCCGCGGCTGTGGCGCCTGCCTGTGGTCGAGACCCAAGCGATGACCGTCGATCGGTTCCTGACCGGCGCGTTTAACCTCGGCGCGCAGATCTTCGATCGCGAGGATGCCAACGTCGAGATCTCGACCGAGGATAGCGACAATTTCCGCAAGAACCTCGTGACGATCCGCGCCGAGGAGCGGCTCGCGCTCGCGGTCTATCGGCCGGAGTCGTTCATCAAGGGCACGTTTGCGACCGCGCTCGCCGGCTAACTCAGCCACGCTGCGAAAATGAGGCCTCGGGATCCGCAAGGGTTCCGGGGCTTTTCGCTGTCTAGGGGTAGAGGCAGGCAAATCAAACCAGGAGGCCATCATGCAATTGAAAATTCTCGACCAGGTCCATCTGTCCGGCGTTCGCACCAGCACGCTCGCCGCCGGCGAGCTCGTCGAGGTCTCCCGGGTTCTCGGCCAGGAGCTGCTCGAGAAGCATCCCGACAAATTCGATCTGGTCAGCGAGGACGATGCGCTGGCCGAGGAAAAGTCGGCGCCGGCGCCGATCGGTGCCGGCAAGGCCGAGGATGCGCCGGCGAACAAGGCCGAGGATGCACCGGCCAACAAGTCCGACAAACCGGCACGTCGCAAGCGCGGCGAAGCCAAGGCCGATTGATTCTTTAAGGAAGCGGGCATTTTGCCTGCCTACGCCAACGGCGCCGCGCGCGCCAACATGAGGAGCTGAAACCATGCGTCGTTACCAGATTTCCCTCACCACCGACGGCAGCGGCAACGCCACCGGCTACTCGCCGCGAATCTCCGGCAAGATCCACTCGATCCAGTACGTCAAGGACGGCGGCGCTAACCCGTTCGCCAACGGCGTCGATTTCGCCATCACGGCCGAGGCGACCGGCGAAAACATATGGACCGAGTCTGACGTCAATGCCTCGGCCGTCCGCTATCCGCGCGCGCCGACGCATTCGCAGGCCGGCGTGGCCTCGCTCTATGCCGCGGCCGGCACGGCCGTGCAGGCGCCGGTCGGCCTGGCCTCCGATCGCGTCAAGATCGCGATTGCCCAGGGCGGCGCCACCAAGGTCGGCAAGTTCCACGTCCTGGTTGACGGCTAGTTGAGCTCGGCGCGCGCGGCCGTCCTGGTCGCGCGCGTCATCTTCTGATTTCGAGGACATGCAATGAGCCGCACGCTGGTGGTGATCACGCAGCCGACCGATCCTGTGCCGTCGCTGGACGAGGTCAAGGCGCACCTGCGCCAGGATTTCGGCGACGATGACGAGGACATCAAGTCCAAGATCTGGGGCGCGATTACTGAATTCGAGGATCCCAACCTCGGCTGGCTCGGCCGCTCGATCCTGGCGCGCGAGCTCGAGCTGCGCCTCGACGGTTTCTGCGACGTGATCGCGCTGCCTGGCGGGCCGCTGCTCGAGGGCGAGGATTTCCTGATTTCCTATGACGATGCCGTCGGCGTCGAGCAGACCCTGCCGGACACGGTCTACCGCGTCGTCAATCCGGAGCTCGCGGATTGCTCCGTCCTGGTGCGCAAGGGGCAGCGATGGCCGACCGTGTCGGGCGAGGCGCAATGCGTTCGCCTGCGCTACTGGGCCGGCTACGCCGACGACGATGTCCGGATCAATAATTTCAAGTCGGCGGTCAAGCTGCACGTCGAGATGACCTATGACGGCACGACCGAGGCGCGCGAGCGATTGTCGGAGACCATCGATCGGCTGCTGCAGCCTTATCGCGTCTACAAGTAACGGCGTTCAACTCTCACACCGAAAGGATCTCGAGCGATGACTGATTTGGCGATTACAGCGGCCAATGTGGTGCCTGGCAACGATGCCAAGATCGTGCACGGCTTTGCCGGCGAGGCGCTCGCGCAGGGCAAGCAGGCGTATCTCGACTCCACCAGCAAAAAGTGGATGCTGGCGGATTCCAACTCGGCGACGGCCGAGGCGCGTGCGGCCTGCGGCACGGTTCTCAATGCCGCAGCACTCAACCAGCCGGTTGCAATCGCCAAGGACGGCCAGGTCACGATCGGCGCGACCATGACGGCCGGCAGCGACTATTACCTGTCCGACACGCCTGGGGGCATCTGTCCGGTCGCCGATATCGGGACCGGCGAATATGTCTGCCGCATCGGCGTGGCGCTGTCGGCCAGCGTTCTCGATCTCGATTACAAGTATACCGGGGTGGTCAAGTAACCATGCCGCGGGCGAGGCAGCTGCGCGACCGGATCGTCGCGGAATCGCGCGAGATCGTTTCCGACAATCTCGGAAACGAGGAGGGCGAATTCCAGGTCAGGCTGACCTGTGCTGCCGAGATCCGCGCCAAATTCGGCGGCGAGGCGGTTACGGCCGCGCGCCTGACCGGCCAGCAGCCGGTTGTCATCACGGTGCGGCAGACCGAGGCCACCAGCAAGATCTCTCCGGCCTGGCGCCTGCGCGATGCCAGGGGCGAGGAGATCTACAATATCCGCTCGATCGCCGATCCCGATGGCGACGGCCGCTGGATCGAGCTGCTCTGCCAGACCGGGGCCGCGACGTGAAAACCGTCCGCGTCGACAGTGCATTTGCCTATCGTGCCAAGGCGCGCGTGTTCGTGCAGTACCAGGCCGAGACCATCTACCGGCGCGTGCCGGAGGCGCATGCGCGCGCGATCGTCGCCGCCGGCGCCGGCGTCATCCTCGAGGACGATCAATGAGCGATCCCAGCTATGACCTGCAGGTGGCACTGGTCGCGGCATTGCGATCGGCTGGCGCGCTGCCGGAGGTGGTCGGCGGCCGGATCTATGACCGGGTGCCGGAGGCCGCGGCGTTTCCCTATGTCTCGTTCGGGCCGAGCCAGGTGCTGCCGGACAAGGCCGGGTGCATCGATGGCGCCGAGGTGTTTGTGCAGCTCGATGCCTGGTCGCGCAGCAAGGATGGCTTTGGCGAGGTCAAGACGATCGGCCGCGCCATCCTGGCAGCACTCGACGACCAGGATCTCGAGGTCGCCGGTTTCGACGTCATCGTTTTCGAGCTGCAAGGCCTCAACTATTTGACGGATCCCGACGGACTGACGCGGCACGCCGCGGTCACGTTTCGCGCGCTGATCCAGCCGGCCGCTCAATAGGAATCGCGCCATCGCGCGCTAACTCGGCCGCAAGCCTGCGGCCTGTTTCCATGAAAGGGAAAAGCAAATGGCGAAACCGACAGTGATCGCTGGCACGAAACTGTTGCTGCTGGTCGGCAATGGTGCAGGTCCGGAAGTATTCGCCGAGCCTTGCGGCCTGACGACGAAATCTTTCGACATGTCCGCGTCGACCAACACGACGCTGATTCCGGACTGCGATGATCCGGAGGCGCCGGCCTGGGAATCGACCGACGTCAACGGCCTCTCGGCGTCGGGATCCGGCACTGGCGTGATGTCGACCGAGTCCTTTGCGGTCTGGAATGACTGGTTCCTGTCCGCCCAGGGCAAGAATATGCAGATCAAGCTCGATCATGCATCGCTCGGCCACTATGCCGGATCCTTCAAGCTGACCAGCTTCAAGCTCGCCGGCACGCGCGGCAACAAGGTGACGGTCGATCTGTCGTTCAAGAGTGACGGCGAGGTCGTCTGGGTCGCGGCCTGATGGCCGAGCCTGACG